GTCTTATCCCCGCAGCTTTAGACTTCAGGTTGCCTGTACCAGCGTACATGCCCTCCGCTTCACGGACATCCATGTTTGTCTTAATCATGTCGTCTGTGGCAGAACGAATGCCTCTTGCACGACGAGCGTCAATCGCACTCTGGAAGCCGGGGTCGAGTGGCACCTTGTTTGCCGCGTCGATGACCTCTTGCTTGTCGAAGTATTCGCCCTGAAGCATCCTGAGAGGGTTGCGGTCGGTGCCGCCTACCTCACGCCCGAAGATGTATTTTTGAGCGAAGGTCGGGCCGTCTGGCCCCTTAGAGACATTTGTTGCATATGGCGCAGATGCCTTGATGCCCATGTTGTCAAACACCGGAGCGTCTGGCGCTTCCTCTGCCGGTGGGCCTTGGTCAGTGACCATGCCCGAATCTTCCGTAGCTATACGGGCCACGTTCTTGGCATCACCCACCCGCGCAAGGTATTCCATGTAGGTCTCGCGAGCGGGGTCGAATGGTTCGATGCCGACTTGCTCTGGGATGGGACTGTTGATGTTGCCACCCAGCGCTGTGACGATGCTTGGTCCGCCTTTTGCCATGCCCATAGGCTGTTGCTGTTGCGGCATCTGCTGCTGGGGCATCTGCTGCTGGGCTGTCATCATCTCCTGTACACGGGCCTGACGCTGCTGGTCAGCCATAGCCGCCTGACGCATAGATTGACGGCGGTTGATTTCAGCCACCACAAACTGCGAAGGGATTTTGTCAGGGCGCTTGAGCATTTGCATAAGCTGCCCGTCTGAGGCTTTCTGGAGGACGGCGGTGTACTGGGCGGGGTTAATCATCTGGCGACCTATGTGAACAAGTTATTCATGGCAAAGCCGCCGGGAGCGAAGCCACCACCCTGCCCGTAGAGGCCGATGCCAGCGATGCCAAGGCCAGCCAGAGACTGGAATGGGGATGGACCGGGCGGTCCGAATGTTGTGGTTGTGCTACCCATGGGCGTTCCCTGAAGAATGTCAGACATGAACGCGATGTTCTGCTTTGGGTAGTTCTGCTGGGCCATGAAATCGCCATAGGCCAAATCGAGTCCCTGCTGGTCCAAGGCTTGGTTCATAGCGCCAATACCTTGTAATGCTTGGTTTTGTTGGAGGCCTAGACCTTGGTCCAGCCTTGCGAGATTGCCAATCCCCTGTGCGCCTTGGATTGCAGCCATGTTGTTTTGCTGGTTCGCAGTAAGACCGGCGGCTTGGTTGCGAGCGTCAGCTTGCATGGCCCGATTAGCGTCCTGACCAAAAATCTTTGCGCCAGATTCATACGCAGCGGCCAGTTGCTTGGCCTCCATGTCGGCCAGCCTGTCCTGTAGATTGGACTGAGCTTCTGCTTCCTGAACAAACCGACGAGAGTTGTCGCCGAAGGCTCCAGCGCCAATGGCGCGAGCATCACGCTTCTGCCTTGCAATGTCGTCTGCGTCGAAAATCCGCTGACGAGCGCGGTCTAGTACATTGTCTGTATACGGGTTCATGTAGTCCGCAGCGGTTTGGCTGTCGAACTGACGCGCCTGTACATCCTGAGGGGAATAGTTGGACAGGCTGCGAAGCCCAGACATGGCGGCGTCAACATCGCCTCGCTGCTGGCCCTGCATGTCCCTGATATTCTGCATTGCATCAAGCTGGTCTTGTGTGAAGTCAGCAATACGCTGACCTCCATATGCTTGATACGGCTCTGCGGTGACCTCCGCCGCCCTCTTCAAATTGTCGATGGCTGGCTGCTTGATGTAATCAGGAAGCTCCTGAATTACCGTGCTTTGTGCTGAATCAGATGTTTGACAGAGAAAACCCATTTATTACTTCCACAAAAACTTGCTTGTGTCTCCGGTGATGATTGTTGTTCCCAGTTGTCTTCCGAGGCGTTTAAACAGCTTCGACTTACGGTCTTCATCGACCGGTCCAAAGTTAGCCATCAAAAGAGGGAGACCAGCTTGCGAAGCCATCTTCTTGGCTTCGTTTACCATCATGCGAAACGCCCGTGTCTTTCGTGCTTCGGGGGCAACGTATGTAAATGCGTCCATGAGTGCCTTGTCATCGGACCACCAAAAGTCCGAAATCTTCAGGCCCATCACGGCACGGGGTAGGCTTCCGTCTTCGATGACTAGAATAACACCCTGCTGTAGGGTGGTGCGTACATGGCGTTCAACCTTGGCTACGTTGATTGAACCCATGCCACTCTCCTCATGCATTCTGAGGAGGAGAAATAGTATGTCGTTTACGTCCTCTTCGAGGGCCTTACGAAGACGCAGCACGGGCCTTGTACTTTTTCAGTGCTGCCAGCCGCTGCTGCTCAAGGCTTTTAATACCCTTGTCGTAGCTGCCCTGCCCCTCGTCCAGAACCATCTCATACGGCAGGACGTACTCCCTAGATGAGAGCATGAATGGACCTACTAGGTCGTCCTTTGGACCACCCGGCCCCGTCACCTCCCCCTGCGGCCCACGCGGAGGACCACCCTCTGCAAGGTTGGGGTCCGGCACACCCGGCATAGAGGCGAAGAACTGGTACTCACCGCCCTCACGTCCGTAGCGTGTCAGGTCTGGGAATGCTGTGGATATTGGCGTTGGGTTGCGGGTGAACGTGGGTTTGTCCTCTGCGTCATCCGTTGTGTCATCTGCTACAGGCTCACACTGCTGGGTTTCAGCGTTAAACTTGAAGCCTTCGGGGCAAGGGTCAAACGGCTGAGAAGCGGCCTGTGTATCGTCACCGCCATCATCCGGTGGCGGATTTACAAGGTTGGCAAACGGCCCATCATAATCAGAGTTCTGATTACCGCTATATGTAGTAAAGCCGCTTGGCTTGACGTTAAGGGTTCCCGTTCCTGTGTCGATGTTCAATCCAAGCCCGTCATATGCAGGTGTCACACTGTTCGGGTTGGCGGCAGCATAACGGAAAATCTGACCAGTCAGACGGTCAGTTGCGTCCGTCATGTTAGTTGACTTGTCTTTGTTACCACGGAACGCATCAAAAATAGCCATCACTGGGCTAAGGTTTCTGATGCCACCATCCCCGGCAAACCTGTTGAGCCGTTGACCAGTGGAGTCCCTGTAGCTGTTCATAAAGTTCTGGTATGGATTAGTGGCGTCTTGTCTAATCCTGTCCTCATAGGGGTCAATCGCACCCGGCCTTTTTTCCATATAGGGGTCGCCACCACCGCCACCGGTGCGGCCAACATCCACATCACCGAAGACATTCTTAATCCCCTGCCTTACGGGGGATGGCATTGGCATCGACGGGTTCGGGTCGTTAGGCTTCTCGAACTCTGGCTCGTCTTTCTTTTCAAAACACATTACGCTAACAGCCCCTTGTTCCGCAGTGCTTCGATTACTGTCGCCAAGACGTTGGCTACGTCTGCGGTCGTAGCCGTACCGGCGTTTAAACTCTTGTCTTCTGTGAAGTTGGAAACCGCAAAGCTAACATTTGCATCGCCGGTGTTGGCTGCCTGATTTATGCGGTCGATTTCGTTTTCCAGTTCGTCAATGAGAACGTCGCCCCAGTACTGCATGTCCTGTCCGGGCCGTGGCAGTGTCGCCATTAGCGCTCTCCATCTTTCTGCATGTCCACACGGGTGTGGCCCAGACGCCAGTCATCACCAATGGCATCACTCTCTACCCGCAGCACAAGCTGTCTGCCACGCACCCTTGGGTTGATGCGCGTAGTGGAGTTGTTCACAGTGAACGGGCCTTTGGATGTGAAGCCAGACAGGGCGTCCTTGCGTGACTTGAAGGTCACCTTGGCATTGCCTGTAACACTGAGGTCAGGGAGCGCACGGTCGATGAACATAACCTCATCACCGTCGCCGATATCCATGTCAGCACTTTCGATGTACGAGTGCATAGCCTCGCCATCAGCATCAACTCCCAGTTCGTGGGAATAGAGGTAATTGTTAGCTCCGGCTCCGATGTTGTTTGAGAAGGTCGATGCGTCGGTCCAAGCCGTCCGGTCCATCGTGCCGACATCCCATACGTTCTCGCGGTAATTAAACTTACAATAGCGGTCGTTCTCATTGCTGTTGGCAGTTGGGTAGAACCAGAAGACCTCGTTGTGTTCCTTGTCGAGTCCGGCGACTACCTTTTCAATCTGCACATAGTTAATGTCTTGGAACACAAAGTTGTTAATCGGTCCAATCAGCGGACGGACAGAGCCGTCAAACGCGAAGAACTGGTTAATACCCATCCAATACACGATGCCGCCAACTTCGACGGCAGACAGAGGCCCAGACAATCCGCAACCCGTGGCCAGTTCCCTGAAGCCAAAGGTGTACGGCGGTCCACGGAAGGTCATTGAGTGTAGACCGGTGTCTGTCCAGATTAGAATCTGGCCGCGCGTTCTCCGTGCGCCCACAATCCTTGAGCCACCTGTCAGCTTCTGCGAACCAGCGGTGTTGGTTGCAGCCGCTGTCCAAGTGTTTGTTGTTTCCTGACTGGCGAAGGCTACAGTCAGCGGGTCGTCCGCACCCAAGGCAACAAGGTGTCGGTCAGGTGTGGAGACGATGACGCCGCGAGTTGTGTTTGGCGTCCCGCTGTCACTTGTATATGCATCGTCAATAAAGAACGCCCGGTTGGCTACGCCGTTAGATGCGTCCCACTGTATGAGTGGATGCCCGTTTACACTGGCCACAAGGTCTTCACCGAAGATGTCAAATTGCCAAGTCCGGGCATCAACCTCAATGCCAGCGGCAGAGAACGGCACGTTCCAGCCCTCATTGTTGTCACGGGCAGTGTTCCAAGTTCCCACACCGAAGCCATATTCAAAGACCGAGTTGGTCTGGCCGGGGTTCAACAGATAGCTGTAAGACACAGTACCGCCAACGCCAGAGGCTGTGGATGATGCGTTCTGTGCGGCGGTAAAACTGTATGTGTTCGTGTTCACCACAGTGACGGTAAACTCTGTATTGGCCGACCAGCTAATTCCATTGAAGCTGGCCGCACCGAGAACGATGCGGTTGCCGTCCAGCAGACCGTGTGCGCTGTCTGTAACTGTAACTGTTGATGAGCCACTGGTTACTGCAAAGGCGTTACTGAGGTTGCCAGTGTCCTCTGCTGGTGTGACATCATACAGAACACCACCTTTGTATATATAGAGGTGGGTGTGCGTTCCTACGGCAAGCAGTGCGTTGTCTTCACTGTCACGCCACTGGATTAGTCCGCGACAGGAACCCTCGAACTGAGTTTGGGTTAGCTTTTGCCAGCCCTTGAGCTTCTCAGGCTTGCCATTCCAGAACCTGATTTTGTCGCTGTCCACCCACAGCCCTTCGGCTGAGTAGCTGGTGTCGTCTTTAACAATTCCCGGTGCGAACTTCAGAGTAGCGAGTGGCATTTGTTAGCCCGTTGTCTGCGACGGTCCGCTGATGCTAAACGAACCTGTTGTGTGGTTGCCGGTATAGGTCTGTATGAACCTGCTTCTCTGGCTATTGCCGGTGGTAAGGTTTGTTGTGGCATGGCCAGACTGGTAGTAAGTCATGGCGTTGAGGTCCATTGTTGTAGGCCATTGGGCCTTGTTGTTTGAACCAAACCAGAAGTGACGTACACCACTTACAATCTTGGACCCCCAAGCAATGTCTCTTACATCTCGGCTATGACCTCCGGCGGTGGCATTGATTACATATGTACCAGTGTCGCCGTCGTTAAATGTTCCGTCCGAGTTCAGCGGGAAGATGCTAGAAATATTGTAGGAGCCGCCGCCCAAGTTCAGGTAGTCGCACTCATTGAAAGTCCAAGATGCCGTAAAAGTGTTGCCCGACCGTGTCACCTTTACGTCAATGCCTCCCGTTCCATAATCCGAGTGCCAAAAATCAGTGCCAGATGCGCCACCAAATCCGCCCACCCCAGACATCTCAGACGAGCCGTTACCGGTAAAGGTTGAGTTGAATCCATCCTTGTTGTTCTTTCGGATGGACCCGGAGCCGTTGACCGTTACCGTGCTGCTGCTCTGATTGCGGAGGGCATAACCAGAGTATGTGCGAACTATGCCGTTGATTGTCAGGGTCAGGCTCTGAGCGCCCGACGGGACGTTGAACGCAATACCGTTCAGGCTACTATTGGTAATTGTTCTGCTGCTAGGCAGTGTATAGGTCTTGGGGTAGTTTACGTTGAGGTCGTCCCCAAACACTGTCGGAGACCAGTTGCTCCGGTCTGCGCTTTCTGTGTAACTAAACCCCTTGGCCTGACTGTAGAACTGGTTGAAGGCGATTGCCCCACTGGCCGGAACCTGTGCAGCAAGGTTGGTTGAGTTGTTGTTCGATGCGTTGGCCCGGATGTTGGAGCCGCCCCTGTACAGGTCGCCAAGGGAGATGGCACTCGACCCGCCTACAAACTCTGTCCTGATTTCCGAGAGGCTAATCGCTCCAGAGGATTGCAACGCCATTAGATTGAACCATATGCTGTGACGTTGCCTGTGACCGTCAGGTTGCCGTTTGACTCCAGCTTCATCTTGCTGGTGCCGTTGTACTTAAAGAGCAGGTTTGTGCCGTCCTGCGTAACGGTCCAGCCGTTGGTTCCAAGGCTGACCGTTCCAGCGTTGAGAGTGGCCGTCGTGGTGATGTTGTTTGCACCGGCAGAGATTGCTCCCGTTGCCGAGAGTGTGGCATTCAGGGTTCCGGTAACTGTAATGTCACCAGTTGTGGAGAGGTCTCCAGTGACGTTTACACCGCCGCTGACGGCCTCTGCTTTGGTTACACCGTTGTAACGAAGCTGGTTTGCCGAACCCTCAGACAGAGAGTAGACACTGTTGCTACCATCAGTGTGGATAATGCCAGAAGAGTTGGCGTACACAGTCGCGGTGGCGCTTCCAGAGCCAACCTGAAACGTGATGTTCTGGCTGTACTCGTTAATGACGTTGATGATTTTCTTGACGTTGTTAGGAAGCGTGACCGTCACCGCGCCGGATGGCGAACCTGTGTAACGGTAAGTGGCATAGCGAGATGTTTGGTTCTCTGTTCCGTCAGATGGAGCGGTGATGGATTGAGAGGTGGAGCTAGACGAGATGGTGTTAATCTCTGACAGGGCTTCATCAATAATCTCAAAGTTCGTGTTGGTAATAGTACCCCACGAGTTGGCGTTCTCGCCCGTCGCCTGTTTCTCGAATCCTAGATTGGTATAAGTTGAAGGCATATTGTCCTCACAAAAAACCCCGCCAAAAGCGGGGCATTCCCTTTATGCTAAAATAACACAGTGTTAGGTGGCAGTGCCGGTTTAACGTGTAACGTCTGTCCAGCTTTCCGCCGCTGACGCTTGCAAGTCTGTCCACGTTGCAGATGCGCCGGTACTCAAATCGGTCCAGCTTTCGACCGTAGAGTCTGTCTGAAGCAGTTCATACAGGATTTCGCCGAGTGTGCTTTGGGCAAACTCCAAGTCCATTGTCTGCGCCAGCTTTAGGATAAGGATGCCATCCGTATCCTGCTCAAAGTTGGCGACGATGTCAGCGTTGGCCTGACGCACAATCTTTGGTGGGATGTCATCTACATCTGCGATTGCAATCTGAGTGGACAGCCCACTGGCCACAAGATTTCCATTACTGGTCTGGGTGAAGTTGCCAGATTGCTCAGACACACCAGATGCCGTTAAATTGGCCTGACTAGTCTGCGTAAAGTTTCCTGACAACTCGCTGACACCAGATGCAATCAGCGTCGGGTCAGCTTGCGTATTCTCAAACGTGAACTCTAGGTCGGCGCTGTCGGTTCTGATGACTGTCTGAACTGTCGTCTTTGCGAAGTTCATTGACAGTTCGGCGATACCAGCGGCAAGGCCAGCCGCGAATGCAGATTGCACCGTGGTGCTACTTAGCTCAAGCAGTCCAGACAGTACAGCAACTCCGTCTGTCGTCTGTGTAAACTCAGAGGTTACAGTCTCCGAGCCGAAGAACATTACCCCCTGACTGGCTATGGCACGTTCAGAGAGGGCGAGTTCTCCGAACATCACTCAGCGTCCGCGATGGTCAAGTCACCCGATGCAATTTGCTTCTGGATTTCAGCGTAGTGACGATTGTCTGGGTCACACGGCACTTGCATCTCCACGCCGTCGATAGTGCATTTAATCGTGGCGTTAAGGTCTGATGTGTACTGGGCGTTTGTGATTGTCATTTCATCCAT